AGGGTGCCTTGGTGTAAGCATTTTTGGTGTTAGTCCAAGGCACCCAAAGGACTAGACGTTGATGAACTCGCTGAGTGCATCGCTAGACTTGCCCTTACCGTTGGACACTTCCTGTGAGGAGGTGTACTGGTCAGCGGTGACCCACTTACGAGTAGGCCAGCTATTGTCGTCTACAGCCGGAGCGTAGAAGCAGTAGCCGATAAGACCGACACATACCTTGGCGATGTAGTCCGCCGCTTCTTCCATGGTCTTGAAGTCCTTAGCGAAAGTCTCTTTGACCTCCGCAGGGCTCATGCCAAGAGAGCTAAAGAACCGCAACCAGATACCAAGAACCTTATCGTCCGAAGACTTAGGTAGGTTGATACCGTCGTTGATGGAGCATCCCTCGGAGTCTCCCTCGTCTACAGTACCCTTGATACGGATACGAGCGTTACCCGTCTGTGATTCATAGCACTCCATGCTAGTGATCTTGACGGAGTAAACACCGGCTGCGGCTGGTGGTGTGTTGATGGTCGTGTTGCTGAAGTCAAAGTTAAACATTTGTTTTTCCTTATAGTGTGTTGATAAAGTTACTAACTAGATTCTCATTGTGTTTGTTAAGTTGTGCCCTGTCTAGGGCGTCTGAAATAATCCATCTTATATGTCTGTCGTCTATTCCTCCCTTCTTTAGTTCATTCACGATTGGTTCTAAAACAGTCTTGAGCTTAGGACGCTTCGCCGTAAGCTCGACTGCAATAGCCTTGCTTGCTGACTCAACGTGCTTGTCCATAAACTCCAGTCCCTCTGGTCTTGGCAAGTCGTAGCCCGCCATGAGTAACACCTCCCGCAAGTTCAGCGGAAAGCTGTGCGGAGTAATAGCTAGTCGGTCCCCTGTAATGTAGTCAGGGTCAGGACCAGCCTGATACAGATACGGCCACCCAATCGCATCCTCGTCGTAGATAACACGGACCACCAAGTCTGCCATAGCCGGTAGCTTTTCTGGTAGTTGCCAGCCCGGAATCAAGGGGGAACCCGGAATATACTTATTCCCAGTCTCCTTCTTAACTTCTTTAGGGGGCTGCTCGTGCATAGTTAGAATGACATGACACTTGGCATTACGGGCTGCGTCTCGCAACTCGTAGACTCTTTGGTTAAAGGCATCGAAGGCCGACCAGCCCGAGTGACTTTTCTTGCACTTAGCCAGTTCTAGATCACACAAGATACTGAAGTCGTCCACAATAATAGCGGGGTACTTGTCTTGAGCTTGTTTAATGATTTGTGTGATTTGAGGGATACCAATAGTGGCATCGGCTTCGACAACCTTGGGTTCCCAGTTGAGCCATCTAGCACAGGTCAGCCCACCCTTTGGTGCGATGAACAGTCCATCAGGGAAAGCTCTCACAGTTGCCAGTGTCTTGCCTGTCTTAGCAGGTCCATACGCGATTGCGAATATACTCATGTCTTACTCCCCCATTGGCACGTCTCATAAAACTTACACTTTCGATAAGGCCAACACGCTGACTCTTGATGAGTAGCTGGCCACAATGATGGTTCCACTTCTTCAAACTCCCTTATCATTCGTTCTGCATTTATTATTGTCGTCTTAAAGTTGGCTACGCTGTGTGGTGCTGGGTCGATAGGCGTCCTGTTAAACGTTGCGGATCCTCCACCCTTGCCCCACTCAATCACGTTCAGTAGTACTCCGCCCCATTGATCACCGAACATCTTCTCTCCGATCATCTGGTAGCCTAAGAACTGACCGTTCATAGAGTAGCCGCCTACTGTTTTTCCACTAAACCTGTTGGTTGTCTTATGGTCTACGAACCATATCTTCCCAGTGATGGGATGCTTCCACACCAAGTCTACCCGTTGAGTGTAGAAGTATGTTTCGTTTTCCTTGTCATCATAGATGTTGACACAAAGCTCATGCTCAATGCCCTCTACTTTCCATTGCTCTGCGGACCAGTGAAGTAGGTACGCCGCTAGTGTCTCCTGCACTTGAGGTACAAACCTCTGCCATGCTGCCCTATGTCCTACGGGCTGTAGCTGGGCTAAAGCCTGTACTGATTCTGCTGGACTGTACAACTCCATACCCTCGTAGAGTTCGCTCTGAAGTGCATAGTGATGGGCTAGTCCGACGTGGAACAAAGACCCCTTAATCAAGGGCTCCGCTGGTGGTATGTCTGAAGTACGCTTCTCTGTCATGTAAGACAGAGCGTACAGTCTAGGGCACCGCAATGCCTTAGACAGCCGGTGCCACCCTTTACGGGAAGGACCGGGGTCGATCAAGTGCTTAGTCATGTTAGCCTCTAGGCGTCGAGTGGATTCGATACCATTAGAAACGGGTTCAGTTCAGTAGCTGTCTGCATCATGGAATACTCTTCCATCATACGAGTCAGTCGTAGTCCAGCCTCTTCGGGGGTCAGCGCCCCACTATGGCAAGCTACGGAACTTAGGGCTCCCATTAGTTCGATACATACTATGTCGGCTACTACGTCTGTCTCAAGGACTAGCTCGATTAGTTTGTGTCGAAGTCGTAGTGTGTCTTTGTCATCTGTGATGTGGTCTGTGCTCATGTCTCTTCCTGTTCGTTACATTGTTTTGAATAGTTCATCTAGTATCTGTTCTTCGTTGTCATCACCCGCTAAGGTACGGGCAACACTGTCTGCTTCTTCGTCGCCTAATGTCTCGTGTACTGCTTCTAGTTTAGAGAGGAGTACATCTGCCACCCTCTCGTCCACCGTTCCCTCCGCGATGACGTAACTGATGAGCACTGGATGTGTCGAGCCTTGACGTGAAAAACGTCCTTCAGCTTGTGTCACTTGTCCCGGTGTCCAAGGTAGCAAGGCGAATATCGCCGTGTCAGTATTTTGCAGTCCGTCGATTGCTTCACCGAAAGCGTCGGTCGTTCCCACTAAGACTCCCGGTCCATCGTACCCAGCGTACTGTTGAACCATGTCTTGTCTATCAGCTAGAGAGTTACCGCCATGCCCACTCCAAACCTTTACTTCCTTGAGCTTCTTGACCTTAGTGGTGATAGCTTTAGCCAGCTTCTCACAGTCTTTACGGCGTCCGGTAAACACAGTTACCTTCTGCCCTGACTCCACTAAGTCAGCTACAGTCTCTGCTATCCAGCTACGTTTACGGGCTGCTGCCTCTAGTAACTGTAGTTCAAACTGTGCTTGCTTCCCCTTCTTCGCCATACGTTTGTACTCAGCGGCAAAGCCTACAGGTCTACTCTGGTCTTCAACTGGTATGTATACTTGCTGCCTACGCTTAGGTGGTAGGGACTTAGCCATCTCTGCGTACTTCACAGCGTGAGTTACAGTAGCCAACTTCTCCCGTAGCTCCTCACAGTTGCTAGTACCAGACGTATCCATACCGCCATACTCACCGCGTTTAGCGTCACAGTACCTGTGTATAAAGTCCCAGTTAGTTCCCCACTCTCCCGGATCGATCAAGTCTAGCTGTGCCCATAGGTCTGAACGTCTATCCCTTACTGGCGTAGCGGTAAGCCCGAGTCGCCGATTAGATAACCTAGACAGTCTAGCTGACGCCGCTGCTCGGTTGTCCATCCACCGATAGCCTACACGACCATTAGGTGTGACGTACTTCTCTTTACGCTTCCAAGCCTTACCCTTGTGTAGCTCGTCCCAGACTATAGCTAGTTGGCCTTCACCAACCCAGTCTTTGATTGCTTCCCACCAGTGAGGTATCAACTCCCATGACATAACCACACACTCTGTATCTCCAGTAAGTTTACTGGAGGAGAAGCCCGACAATACCTTCAGTTCTAAATCAGTGTACTGTGCCGCCTGAAACTTCCACTGCTGTTTAGCTGGTGCTCTAGTTATGATCAGCTTCTTCTCTGACTTAGAACCACTTACTAGCCACAACAATGCGGCTAGAGTTTTACCGGCACCACAAGCCCACCATAGTAGCGAAGCGTCTCGGTGTACACTCCACTCCCAAGCCTCGACTTGGTACTCTGTTAGGTAATCGTCTAGCACCCAATCCTTCACCCTCTGCTTTACTACAGCCGTCTCCCAAGGTTTCATCTTATGCCTCCCCTACCTCCATAGGTAGTATGTGAAACGCTATCCATGCGATCACGTCGCTATCTAATCCCATTACTTCTATGGCCGAACCGATAAACTCTATGTCTACCTCGAACATATCTGAAAACATTTGATATACCAGCCGGTCCTCGTAGTCAGGTTCGTCCTCTAACTCTAGGCTTATGGTCTTCCACATACCTAAAACCTAACCCGAATCCCCGCTCTTCGTATAGCCGTCAGCGTACCATCCCCCACCTTTAAGGATAAAGGTAGAGGACGAGATGAGACGTCTCAACTCAGAACTACCGCACTCGTCACAAGTACAGTTAGCTACTGACTTTTCGTTGCGTACTAGCTTCTCTGACTTGTAGTCACATTGCTCACACATAAACTCATAGATAGGCATCGTAACTCCAAAAGTAAAAGGGAGTGCCTACAGTCCAACAACAGGGCGAGGAACCCAAAAAACTGTAGACACTCCCTAACCCTTAAACTCCCAGTAGCTCAAGGGCTTTACGATTAGTCTTAGCACTGCTGCCAAACCATGACGAAGACAGTAGGTTCTCGTTCCTAGCTCGGTCGTAGTTAGGATCGGCTTTGTCTACACCAGTACGAGTCTTAGCGTAGTGTGTAGTGTACTCGGTGACAGCGTTGTAAGCGCCCCATGCTGTACCTCGTACACCGGGAATGTCTGTACCTAGACCAGACTCAAAGAGTTCAGTCAATAGGTCGTGCTTCTTCGTAGCTATAGTCACGGCACGGCTGGTAGTCTTACCCTCTTCTAGTTCAGGAATAGGGAACAACTCGTTAAGAAGTACAGCCCAGTCGAAGCCGTTGACCTGCTTGCCTGCTAGGTACTTCATGAACTCACCATACTTCTCTGCCTTCTCTACTGCTAGGCCGAGGATGCGCTGTGCCTCGTCTACCCTACCCATAGCAGAACTAGTGTGTCGGATATTGACCATAGCATCACTCTTCTTGTTTGCTTGGTCTAGTGCTAGGTTGGCTGTGTTCTGACATACGATACGAGTAGAAGTAAAGAACGCCCTGAGTGGCGTGATGCCGTCGTGTCCTTTGATCAAAGCCAAGTATGGTACTACAGTATCGCCCGGTACAGGTTCAATAGTAAGGTTAGTCAGTTCACCTAGAAGCCAGATCTTCTTACCACCATGAAGTGAACCCGCAGTATTGTACCGCACCAAACGCTCTGGACCTGCGATAGCATCCATAAACGAGAAGCACTCTTTGTTCTGAATCGGAGTGTACTTACTACCGACAATACTCAAGGGCTTGTAGGTGTCCATCCTAGTAACTGCAAAGTTATTAGGGACAGGGATAAGTCCACTGACATTACCTGTTTCCTCATCGTGACCACCCATCGCCGCATAGGTAGGAAGTAGCTTAACCTCAAAGTCTAAGCCCGCTGCTACAATAGCTTCCTCTGCTGTTACTGCCTCGTCGCCTACATGATTACCTAAACCATGCCACGGTGTAGCACCAGCATACATCATGTTCGCCCTGCCATTACTCATATCTAGTTCGTGAGCCATTTTACTTCTCCTCTTTCTTTGGTTGTGTATTCTTATTCTGTCGATCAAAACTCTGCCGAACAAGCTCTTCCAGATTGTTCATCATATCTAGCATCTCCACTGCTTGCTTCATGGACTTAGCCATCAACTCCTGACGTTCTTTATCTGTCATGTTACTTCCGAAAAGCCGTAGTAAAACCGTGGTCGGTGGTTGAACTTAAGTGTTCCCCGTACATCGTCTTGCTTCCGCTTTACGAAGACGTAGGGAGCTAGGAAACTCTCTACACTAAACTCTTCCGTCAACTCACCAGTGTCCCATACCTTACCGTATGCCTGCTCAAACTCTTGTCTAGGTGTCATACCTTTCCTCCTCTGTTGTTAAACTCAGCCATTGCTTCCTCTACCTCACGTCGAATCTCTACCGGATCAATCTCCATAGCCTTTATGATGAGTAGCTTAAGGATGTCTAGCCCGGCGAAGCCCTGATATAAATCCGATAGAAGCTCATCTAATACGCGGTCCAAAGGTTGAAACTCATACTTGCACTTGAAGAAGTCTTCTAGGGAACAAGCATGTAAATGCGCCGCAATATCCTTTAGGTCCATCTGGTCTAAGGGATGCTCTTTATAAGTCATCTCTAGATGCTCATCGTAAGTAACCATCTAACCTCCTGTCGTTGTTGTTGTTCGTTGTCTGCCGTTGTCCGGTGCCGCCACTTATCGGCCCACGATTTCGCTGTCAACAAATCGGCTGTCGATCCGCATGGTTGAGCCATTGTGCGGTTCGTTGCTTGACGTACCCCGACCGGTTGGGTTACCTTGCCGGAGCAAACGACAGGAGACAACATGCCGTATGCAGATATGGAACTAGACAACAATGTATTTGACGATGAATATTGGAGGGAGAAATGGAGCATCAGTACCACATTACTAAAATCAGCGGCAATAAGAAAACAGGCCCTATTGCTACGACGACGACCAGTAGGAGTACCTGCCCCTCGTCATGTATCTTCAGAGGTAAAGGACGAGAGTGTTACGCCGAAGGCTACCCACTAAGTCACCACTGGAATCGTGTAGACCGTAAGGAGCGTGGAGGTAATCTTCAATGGTTTCTGAAAGCATTGAAGACTCTACCTTACGGTACTATGGTACGAGGTCAACAAGCAGGGGATATGCCCGGTGATGGTGTATACAAACTAGACCACGATAAGTGCGTAGCTATTGCCGAGGCTATGACTACTAAGCGCAAGACGGCGTGGACCTACTGTGCTTACTTACTTAGCAAGAACCTAGAGACATGGCGTGCAGTGCTAGCCAAGGGCTTTGTCATGAACTCATCATGCTACAGCCTAGACATTGTAGACTACACTATGGATGCTGGTATCCCTGCTACGATGGTATGGAAGTCAGACTTCAAGGGACGTAACCAGACTACACCTAAAGGTCGTAAGGTAGTTGGGTGTCCGGCCCAGTTGAGTGACGACATTACATGCTCTAACTGTGGAGGTAGTAAGGGTCCGCTATGTGCTAGGATTGACCG